AATATTTCTAATTGGGAGTTCTATATTCGTAGTTATCTAGGCGGTAATGATTATAAAAACGGCTATTACCTACACCGATATGTTTTAGAGTCACCAGAAGAATACGATGCTAGAATAAGACACACACCAGTAGATAATCATTGTAAAAATGTCGTTCAGATATACACAAGCTTTTTATGGCGTGTTCCCCCAACAAGAGATTATGGGTCACTAGATGGTGACGAACAATTAAGTTCATTCCTCATGGACGCTGACTTAGATGGTCGCTCATTCAATACTGTAATGCGTGAAGTACAAATGAACGCTAGTATTTATGGCAACTGTTGGGTCATAGTTGATAAGCCACAGTCAAACGCTAACACCAGAGCAGAAGAACTAGCACAGGATATTAGACCCTATATCAGTATTTACACCCCAGAAAATGTTGTGAACTGGAACTACAGGCGTTCAGCTAGTGGAAGGTTCTATCTTGATATGCTCATGGTCGTGGAGGATATAAACGCAGATAGAGCAATAATTAAAGTATTCACAGAAGAAACTATAAGCACCTATGAAGTAGAGGAGTACCAAGAAGAATACACACAAGGCGATGCAAGGCTGTTAGAGGAAATACCTAACCCATTGGGAAAGATACCTGCTGTAAATGTCTACAATCTAAGAGGTGCTAAAAGACCCATAGGGATAAGTGACCTTGCGGATGTAGCTTATTTGCAACAATCAATCTATAACGACTATTCGGAGAAAGAACAGCTAATCAGACTGGCAAACCACCCAAGCCTTGTAAAAACACCTAATGTAGAAGCTAGTGCAGGTGCAGGGTCTATAATAGAAATACCAGAAGACCTAGAAGCAAGTCTAAAGCCTTACATAATACAGCCAAGCGGTCAGAACCTTGATGGAATAATGAAGTGTATTCAAAACAAAGTAGATGCTATTGACAGGATAACACACATGGGTTCAGTAAGGGCAACAGGTACACAAATAGCTAGTGGTATTGCTCTACAAACAGAGTTTCAGTTATTGAACGCAAGACTATCAGAGAAAGCCGATTATCTTGAGAACGCAGAAGAACAGATATGGGGTTTGTTTGCTATGTGGCAAGATAAACAGTTTGATGGTTCGGTAAACTATCCAGATACTTTTGATATAAGAGATTGGGCGAATGACCTTCAATATCTTCAGATGGCTAAAGCTAGTGGGATTAAGTCCGAAACATTTAACAAGGAACTAGATAAGCAGATAGCACAGGCAGTCATTGACGATAGCGAAATGATAAAATCAATAAATGAAGAAATAGACTCTGCTAGAACAGTCAGAGGGCAGTTCCAAACAACAGAAGTAGAAGGACAGACAGTTGAAGAAGAAGCGTAAACGTAGGCAAGTACCCAAAGACAAAAGAACTGGTATTCCTAAAAAATATCTATCTGGTCTGAAAGGTGCAAAAAGAAGTGCGAGAGCAAGTCTATTGAAACAAGTAAGTGCCTTATATAAAGCAGGTGCAAGAATACCACGCTCATTACTACAAAGAAGGAACAGGGCATAATGGCAGTAAGAAGGAAACCTTTATCAGCGAAAACACTAGCAACACTTAGAGCAAAAGCAAAGAAATCAAAATTATTTAATTTAACAGATTTGAAAGCTAGTTTTCGTAGGGGTCAAGGTGCATTTCTTTCCGCAGGGTCAAGACCCAGAATACCCATGAACGCATGGGCGATGGCTAGAGTAAACAAGCTAATTAGCAGGGGTCGGTCTGGTACATTCGACAAAGATATTATCAAAAGAGCCACAAAGAGAAAAAAGAAGTAATGGCAAAATACAGGGGAAAAGACGTAAAACTGAATAAGCCTTTTAGATTATCTACTGCGGAATCTAAGCGTAAAAAGTTTGGTGTATATGTAAAAAACAAATCTACTGGTAAGATAAACAAAGTTACATTTGGTGCTAGGGGAATGTCTATAAAGAAAAGCATACCTGCAAGACAAAAATCATTCTTAGCTAGAATGGGTGGTGTTCTTAAAGAGGTCAAAGGGCAGAAATCGTTATCACCTGCTTTCTGGTCAATCAAAGCTTGGAAAAAAGACTTTCCCCTATAATGTCCAGAATATTAGATAAATTAGCTGACCAACACGAACAGCGTATTATTGACGTACTATATAGGCTAGAAGAAGACGTTATTAGAGAAGTCACAAGAGCCACAGGTGGTAAGCTTGTTTCACAAAGACTAGCGATACAACTTCAACCTGCAATCAGAAACCTTGTGGAAACCACATTCTTAGACGAAGCCGATACCATCATAAATGAAGAATATAACAAGATTGCAAAAGAGGTATTAGACACATTTGGCGAAATGCCTATACCTAAGAAGTTTAAAAGCCTAACTGAAGTAGACCTAACAACCTTGAACGCTCTCAAAACACAGTCCTTTAGTGGCTTTGAAGATATAGCCGAAAGATTTTTGAAAGTCATAAACGATGAGGTTTACCAAAGCACTATAGCAGGTAGACCATTTGAAGATATGGTAAGTAATATTCGTTCCCATATCAACGGAGTGTATAAGCAATCAAACATAGCAGAAATAAATGAACTGGTAGACTTTATAAACGAAAACAAATTCGATAACGCCAAAAGAGCAGAGATAGAAGAAGCGGTTAGAAAGTTACATACACAATACGCAAGTGACAGGGCAGGAAATAATCTTAGACGCTATGCAAGTCAGATAGCACATGATTCAGTAATGCAGTTTCACGGACAGTTTACAGTTGCTAAAGCTAAAGACGCAGGGTTGACCCATTATAGGTACACAGGCACTTTAGTAAGAGATAGTAGACCTTTCTGTAGAGATATGTTAAATAAAACATTAACCGAAAATGAAATTCGGGATATTTGGAATAATCAAGGGTGGCAAGGCAAGTCCACAGGTGACCCCTTCATAGTTCGTGGCGGTTATCGTTGTCGACACACTTGGATTCCAACAAACCCAGAGTGGGATATATAGGAGATTTAAATGGCTGAAGAAAACCAAGTAGAACAGACTGCTGAAACAAAAGAAGAAGAAAAACCACAAGTGCAAGAAACACCAACAGCACAAACATTCACCGAAGATGAAATGAATGAAATCGTTAAAAGACGATTAGCCAAAGAAAGAGGTATTATGTATAAAAAGCTTGGTGTTGATGACTTAGATGTTGCTATAAATGCTGTAAAGACGCAGAAGGAAGCAGAAGAAAAGCAACGTATTCAAAAGGGTGAGTTTGAAGAAATACTGAAAACAAGAACCCAAGAATTTAATAAAGAAAAGCAGAATTTAGAAAGTCAGCTAAGAGATATCAAGATAAACAAGTCGTTATTATCTTCAGCATCAAAGAATAAAGCTATTAATCCAGACCAAGTTGTTGAGTTGTTAAAAAACAATATTCAACTAAACGAGAGTGGTAATGTGGAAATTCTTGATAAAAATGGAATAGCACGTTACAATAAACAGGGTGAACTTTTGTCTACTGATGAATTAGTGCAAGAGTTTCTGACACAAAACCCTCACTTTGTTAGTGCCACCCCAAGTGGTTCTGGCTCTGTGTCAAATGTGGATAGGCAAGAACTCAGTAAGCCTTTAAATTTGAGTGAATTAAATTTTAATAATCCAGAGGACAGGAAAAGGTATGCCGAATACAAAAGGCAAAGAGATTCCAAACCAAGAATTATTAATTCAAACCCTTAATTTGTTTTATTTAAAGGAGTAAACAATGGCAAATGAAACAACCAGTAGCACCATTTCGGAACTCTATACCGAAATCGTAGCCGAAGCATTGTTCGTAGCAAGTGAACAATCAATAATGAGAAACCTAGTCAGAAACTACACAATCGCAGGTGGCGGTAAGTCTGTTGAAGTACCAGTTTACGCAACAGTATCAGCGTCAGCGGTAAGTGAAGCATCTGACTTGTCAAACACAGCCGTAAACCCAACATCTGTTACAATAACAGCTAGTGAAGTCGGTATCATGACCACATTGACCGATTTAGCTAGAAACTCAGCATCACGAAATGTTGCAGGTGACATTGGTAGATTATTCGGTGAAGCTATCGCAAGAAAAGTTGATGCAGACTTATCAGCATTATTCTCAGGCTTTTCAACAGAGAAAGCAGGTGGAGCAGGTCAAGAACTCACAGTCCAAGATATCTTTGAAGCAAGTGCAGAACTAAGAACAGCAAACGCACCTGCACCATATTACGGAGTTTTCCACCCAAAGCAGATTTTCAACGTCAAGAAGTCTTTGACCAACACATTTGTGGGTAGAGATACCGAATTGTCAAACGAAGCCATGAGAAGCGGTTTTGTAGGAACTATAGCAGGGGTTCAAATCTTTGAATCTTCAAATATCTCTGTAGATGGTTCTGATGACTCCATTGGTGGTGTATTCTCTCAAGACGCTCTAGCGTTAGCAATGATGCAAGACCTAAAGCTTGAAACACAAAGAGATGCTTCATTAAGAGCAGATGAAATTGTTGCTACTGCCGTTTATGGAGTTAGTGAAATCCATGATAGTTATGGAGTTAAGTTGACTGCCGACACACTAGCTACATAAAAACTATGGGGGTGGGAAACTACCCCCTTTTTTTAAGGGATTATGACAATGGAAATGGTAAAGCTTGTTAAAGGCGATAGGGTTATCGAAAGACCTAAAGTTGATTACGAGAACAATATAAACATTTGGGGTTTACGAGGTTGGACACTTGACGAAGGAAAAGCCAAGCCAGAACCTAAAGTTGAACCAAAAGCAGAAGCACCAAAGCCTAAGAGAACAACAAAGAAAGCTGAATAATGGCTACAAACGAATTTAATGTTGCTAATACCAGTTTACAGAAAATACAGCCAGATATTCTTGGTTTTGGGATAACAACTTTTGAAGACCAACTACAATTTGCTGAAAATGATGTAATTAGGCGTGTTAGAGAAGAATGGTGGGAAAGATACAGGCACACAGTACGCTATAAGGACATCACTAAGATAACATCAGTAGAAATGGATAGTTCTAAACTCACAGACTCACAATGGACACAATCAGTCGTTTATTTATGTTTGTGGAAATATGTTTACCCTATTCTTACAAAATGGCGTGACCCAGACACAGGAGAGGGCAAAGATGCATTTCAAGTGCAGATTGATTTCTACAGGGATAGATATGAAGAAGAATTTCAAGCTATTCTTAGGGATGGGGTTGAGTATGATGAAGATGGTGGCGGTACAGTAAGTGATAGCGAGAAAGAACCTATACACCACTTGAGATTAGTTCGCTAATGGCAGTAGATGTAAAAGTTGACGTAAATGCTATAGCCGTCACAAACCTATTGAAGAACATAGGTAGGAAACAAAAAGCGGTAATACAGAAATCATTGAACAGGGTTTCTAATATGGCAGTTCTTATGATTACCAAGCGTACACAGTCTGGTAAGCTACCAGATGGCGGTCAAATGAGGGCATACGCTAAAGGCACAGTAAGAAGTCGTAAAAAGAGGGGTAGACAAACAGGCTTTGTAGACCTAACAGACACAGGTAAGATGTTTCGTAGCTTAGATTTCAAAACAGGCGGTTTAAAAAGCACTTTATTCTTCTCAAACATGGAAAGAGCAAAGATTGCTAGTTTTCACGACACATTTGGGGTAGGTAAAAGAAAAATAACAAGACCATTCTTTGCTATTGGAAATAAAGAAGAAGATAAACTAAAAGCAGAGTTTGCGAGTTTTTATTTCAAAGAGATGCGGTTGTGAGCAAAAGAGAAAATATAGCAAGTGACATAATTACCAAGCTTGATGCGGTTACAAGTCCTATTGAGTTCAAAAAGATTACGAGAGAACCATTTGAAGTAGAAGAACTTAGTGACGCTCAATTCCCTGCTATGTTTATTCAGTCTGGTGACGAAACAAGGGAAGTATCTAGTATAGGTGATACAGGTGCAGGAACATATAGGGGAACGATAGACTTTTTGATTGTGGCTTTTGGCAAGGGTACAGACTCAAATATAGACACAGTTCGTAACCAGATTATAGAAGTTGTTGAAGAAACTTTAGATAATGATATAACTAGAAATGGTAATGCTATAGATACTCAAATAATCGAAGCATCTACGGACGAGGGTACAATATATCCTTATGGTGGTGTACGAATAACAGCAAGGGTGATATATGAATTTACTAGAGGGAGTGCATAATGGCTAAAAATGTGACTATGAAAAAAGGCGAAAGTATTATAAAATGCGTTGAAGACCATGTGGAACATTTTGAAAAAAATGGCTACAAGGTACATGACGAAAAGGCGGTTTCTAAAAAAGTCGAAAAACCTAAAGAAGAAAAGGAGTAAAAAATGGCTACACATCACGGAAAAGAAGGGGTTGTTCATGTTGGGGGTACTGCGATAGGTAACGCCACAGGCTTCACCATAGACACTACACACGATGTAGTTGAAGACACAGCACTAGGAAGTTCCATGAAGTCCTATCTGGTTGGTAGAGGTACATTCACAGCTACTATAGATATGAACTTTGATGAAACTGATTCTGGTCAAACAACATTAGTTCAAGGTGCTAGTGCTAGTTTTGAGTTCATGCCAGAGGGGAGTGCATCTGGAGATAGAAAGTTTTCTGGAACTGGAATTGTAACTGGAATGTCTGTGGGTGTTACATTAGATGGTGTAACAACTAGAACTGTATCATTACAAGGAACTGGTGGTCTTACAATAGGCACAGTATAGGTAAATGGCAGATGAAAAGATTGACTACTTTGATGGTATTCGTGACCATTTTAGTCAGCTAGATACACAGATAATTGAAGTTCCAGAATGGGGTTTGACAGGCGATAAGGCTATTCACACCAAGCCTTTTAATATGCTTGAGAAACAAAAGATATTCAAGGGTGCTACGAATACTGATTTGCTTGTACTCATTGACGTTATCATTGAAAAAGCCTTAACAAAAGATGGCGATAAGATGTTTAACGCACAGCACATTCTAGCCTTCAAAACAAAAGCTGATACAAATGTAATTGCAGACGTTGCCACAAAGATAATGGGTACTGGTAATGAAGATATTGAGGATTATAAAAAAAACTAAAGAATGATGTAGAATTACACAACATATTTGGTTTAGCCGAAAAGCTTCACAAAACAGTTTCCGAAATCTTGCAAATGTCTGTTGAGGAATTTAATATGTGGATTGCTTACTTTCAAATCCAACATGAAGAACGAGAACGACAAGAACGACTAGCAAAGGCAAGTAGATAGTGGCAACAAAACAAGTAAATATAGACATCATAGCGAAGGATAAAACCCGCCAAGCTATGAAGTCAGCCACAGGCGGGGTTGATAAACTCAAGCAATCGGTCTTCAATTTAAAAAATGCCCTTATAGGAATAGGTGCGGGTGTTACTCTCAAGTCTTTTGTGGACGTTGGTAGGCAAGTTGAATCCTTACAAATCAGACTTAAATTCTTATTTGGTAGTGTAGAAGAAGGTGCAAAAGCTTTTGATGTTATGTCTAAATTTGCATCGAAAGTACCTTTTAGCCTAGAGCAAATACAAGCGGGAGCGGGAAACCTAGCCGTTGTTGCAAAGGATGCAGAAGAACTATCTAAGGTTTTAGAAATAACAGGGAATGTCGCTAGTGTTACTGGTCTTGATTTCCAAACAACAGCAGAACAAATACAGCGTTCATTATCAGCGGGTATTGCTAGTGCCGACATTTTTAGGGAAAGAGGTGTTCGGGATTTACTAGGATTTAAGGCGGGTGCTACAGTAACGGCAGAAGAAACAGCCGAAGCATTTGAAAGAGTGTTTGGAAAAGGTGGTAGGTTTGCGGGTGCAACGGATGACCTAGCCGAAACCTTAACAGGCACACTATCAATGCTTGGCGATAAGCTGTTTAACTTCCAAAAAGCTGTAGCGGAACAATTTTTAATAGGACTAAAACAAGAATTTGGAGCGTTAGACAAAGCTTTAGAGGATAATGAAGAAACAATAAACAAGGTTGCTAGAGCGATAGGAAAAGGACTATCAGAAGCAGTAATTGCAGTTGGTAAAGGTTTTAAGTTTTTGAAAGAAAATTTTGAAACTATAAAAGCAATCGGTATGGGCGTTGTTGTTTTCAAAATTACAAAAGCTTTTATTGGTCTTGCTCTTGCAATTAGTAGAGTTCGGATTGCTATGATAGCTTTCGACAGGGTTTCAAAAACAACCATAATCGGTCTTATATTAGGTTTAGGTGTTGCAATAGCAGAAACCACAGGAGCATTAGAACGTATGTTCAATATGTTCAAAAAGGATAAAGGAATTGAAGATTTCAAAGCAGAAATAGAGGTTTTAAAAGACCAATTCCAACTTTTTGAACATAATGGCGTGAAAGGTTTTGATGCAGTTAAAGAATCATTTAGTGATTTAGAAGATGAAATTAAAGCAAAGATATCCAATTTAGAACGAAATATTTTTAAAATATCTAATCCTTTATTTCAAGAAAAAGCAAAAAAAGATTTGCAAACTCTGAAGGATATGTTGTTTGGATTGCGACAATCTTATCTAAATGTGCCTTTAGAAAGTTTTGAAGTTAACTTAGATAAGGTCACGGAAAAAACTAAAAAGCAAGGAAAGCAAGTTCTAAGTCTTAAAGAAGCTTTGAAAGGTGTTGACCAAGCTATGAATACGGCTTTGACATTTGACTTACCTAAAATGGACACAGATTTATTTTCTAATTTTACTAAAGGTTTTAAAGAAGTAGCAGAGTCACAAAAACAAATGTTTACGCAAATGCGTGATATAGGTGCATCTACATTTGATAAACTCAAAACGTCACTTACCGATTTCGTAATGACAGGAAAATTAAGCTTTAAAGATTTAGGAACTTTTGTTGTTAGAAGCGTGGTAGAAATGCTAATAGGTGATGCAATAAAGATGGCTTTTGCTAAATCTAGTTCAATGTTTAAAATGAAAGCAATAAAAGATGCAATGGTGAGTCTTTATGGTGGAGCAATGAAAACTTTTGAAAGCATACCATTTCCATTAAATATTGTCGCTGTTGGGGGTGCGTTAGCATTTGGTTCTTCACTTATAAGTAAAATGAAGGGGTTTGAAAGGGGTGGTAGACCGCCAGTAGGACAACCAAGCATTGTTGGGGAAAAGGGTGCAGAACTCTTTGTACCAGACCAAGCGGGAACAGTCGTACCAAATGACAAGCTAGGAATGGGTAAACAAGTCACAGTAAACTTCAATATCAATACTGTAGACGCTAGGGGTTTCAACGAATTATTGGTTAACAGTCGGGGTGTAATCGTAAACCTTATCAATAGTGCTATGAACGAAAAGGGTAAAATGGCAGTCGTATGAGCGGAGCATTACCAAAAACAGATTTTACAGCTATCAATATCAAGAGCAATCAAAAGACTTTGTTTAGTGAAACGGATAGTGGGAAGACATTTAGAAGACAAGTGCAAGGTCAACGCTTTAGTTTTACTCTTTCGTATCCTCCCCTTACTAGAGCAGACTTTGCACCTGTGATGGCTTTTATAATGAAGCAGAGAAACAGAAAAGATAATTTTACAGTAACCTTCCCAAGCTATTTAAACGCACAGGGCAATGAAACAGGAACTTTGTTGGTTAATGGTGTTCATGCGGTCGCTGACACAACGATAGCTATAGATGGGTTTGCGGGTGATGGTGCGGGTAGACTCAAAGCGGGTGATTTTATCAAGTTTGCTCACGATAAAGTTTATATGGTTGTTGAAGATGCAACG